GGTTACACTCGGTGGCCTTTTTCCTATAACGCGCGTGCATATAGGCGCTATGATGCGCGTATGTCGTTTTCTCTTTATTTCAGGTATTCAATAGAAAAAGTATGTAACATTGTAACATCAAGCCGAAAAGCGCCTTGTTTCAAGGCTTTTCGGGGTTACAACAGGCGTTACAATCAGGGGTTACGTTTTTCCGCTTTGTAACGGCACAGGCGTTACATAAATTCAGGGGTTACAGCCATAGTGCGCCTGACTGTAACCCCTGTAGTTCGGTTATTTCATCCGCGCAATGAGGGCTTCGCCTGCGCCGCGAATGATAGCGGAAATGTCCACACCGGCAGCGTTGAGCAGGTTTTTAGAGGTGTCAGACATCTTAGCCATAGCGCCGTCAATAAGAAGCTTGCCCAACTCAGCAATTTCATCTTTGGTCAGCTTGCCGTCCGCGTGGGCTTTCTTCATGCCCTCCACGGTGGTCTGCTGAAGCTCAAGGACGGTCTGCTGGGCGGCGTGAATGACCTCATTGGTGGCCGTAGAGATGTTCTTCAGCTCCTCACGCTTGGCGAGCTTGGTAGACAGCCACGCGCCCAGAACGCCGATCAGGGTAATGAGCAGGGTTGCCGCGATCTGCACAAGGTTTTCGATGATAACGTTAGTCATGGTGATATTCTCCTTTTCGATATGTATTTACACCTTTTTGGTGTAATCCAGACTGATCCAGCCTGCGCCGGATTTGAGCTTGCCCCACTTGGTCGCGCCGGTGCCCGTGCTCTCCGCGACGATGGTATAAACGCCGTGGTCACGGATGCAGCCATTTGTGCCATAGCCGGTGCCGGGGCCTTTGCGAATGTTCAGGGCATCGGCGGTGATCTTCACGCGGTACGCGCTGAAGCTGGGCGTCGGTGTAGCCGCCCCGCCCACGACGGACAGGAACTTGACGTTGATCGGGCTGCAAATGGCGTTCTTGCCGTCCACGCTCTTGTCGATGACGGCGCGGTCGCCGCTGATCTCGCGGACGATCCACTGCTTGGCGGCTACCCAGTTCGGGACAGCCTTGCCGTTGTAGTAGGTCGCGCCGGACAGGATGCGCACGACGTCGCCCTTCTTGATGGTGCTGGGAGTGGTAGGGGTAGTGGGCTTCGCCGCAGCGCCCAGCGCCGCAGTGACCTTCACGGCGAGATCGCCCATGCGGGCGTACATCCAGTTGCCGGGGCAGCTCTTGTTGGCAAACCAGCGATGGACGGTCAGGATCATTTCGTCGGCCTTGGGGGCGTAATTCAGGGTCTTGTCCTTGTCGCCCAGCCAAAGCAGCTTGGTTTTGCCATTGCGCTGGCAGATGTCCACGCAGAGCTTGATGAGGGTCTGATAGACCACATCCTTGAACGCATACGGTTCCGTGCTGTCGCTGGCGCACTCGATGGTCACGGCCCGCTGGTCGTTGGCATTGGAGGACGAACACCAGCTGCGGTTCTTCTCCTCAACGTACATACCGACACGACCGTCAAGGCCGATGCCGTAGTTGCTGCTGGCCTGCTTGGAGGTCGGCGTGAAGATGCGGCCCAGCGTCTCCACGCTGCACTGGCCGACCACGCAGTGCGGCGTGATGCGGTCGATGCTGTGGGTACGCTGCCCGCTGTGGTTCGGGCTGAGCTTCGTGTAGCTCACCATCGGTGAATTTGTGTAACTCATGTTTTAGTCCTCCCCTTTGTTGTTGGAAAGCTCGTCCAGAGCTTCGGCGGTCAGTTCCGCCTCGGTGGTTTCGGTGGTGGTTTCGGTTTCGGGGTTCATAGCGATTTCCTCCTTATGCAAAGTCATTATTTTTCAGCCGGTCGTCGTAGCAACGCTCAATGTTGGCGATTGCATGGACGGCACGGTTGTTTTCGTAGTCTTTGTGACTATCACAGTATTTTTCATACTTGTCGATGACGTCCAAAATCTCGATGTAGTCCTCCCGTGTGTGCCGCGTATGCTCGACAAGCTCCATGTTGAAGCGGAGGATGTCTGCTCGCCAGCCGTTGGCCTCGCGCTTATCGGAAAGCGCCTTTTGGGCGGCCAGCTCCGATTTGATTTCCTTCTGTTCGACCTCCAAAGTGGTGAGCCGGTCCAGAACATCTTTGTTGAGCGCCCGGCCAATCGAGCGGGCCAGCGCAGACCACGGGTTGATCTTGATGGGGCTGATTTGCAGGATGGTCAGCAGCGCGAACAGACCGCCGCTGCCGCCCAGAAGAAGATCCTTCAGGGTCATGCGGACACCTCCCTCCACCCGGCAGGATAAGCAGAAGGCGACCACACATTGTTATCTATAAGGCTCTCGTAAACCTTTCCATTAAATCGGACGCGATCCCCCTTCTTGTAAGGGTTGGTGCTGTCCGGCTGCTCCCATTCGGGGATAACGTCGGGATCAGGGATAAGCACCTTTGCGAAAAGGGACGGTGCCACATCGGGCGTCCAGCTGTCTTGCGCGGTGTGATCCTGCAAAACGGTATAAAGAATCCCGCCATGTCGAACCCGTCGCCCCGTTGTGTACACGGTGCCGGTCTTCCATGCCGGGAAAAGTTCGACCGCCTCAAGGGCGGTCGTGTCATCAAGGCTTTGTGCTGCGGTTTCGATCAGGGGCCGCAGTTTTTGTGCGAGGGCTTTCAGCGTCATTCGTCCGTCACCCCCAGCAGGATTTTTGCCGCTGCCAGCTCGTCTTCAAGGGCCAGTACCTTTTCGGTGAGCTGCGCGCGGGTGAGGATTTCCGTTCCGGGGTCGTCGGGCGGATTGACCGGCGTATCGTCGTCGGGGTCCGTGGTGCCGACCTGTGCCGCAAGCTCCTCATATTCTGCAAGGGTAATAGAAACGGCGCTGAGAAGTTCGTCACTCTCAACGCCGCTTAGCTGCTTCCCCTGAAGCTGATAGATTGTGTTCCCGTCGCCGGACATGACGCCCTGCGCGTCCCGTTTGTCGCACCGGATAAGAATGCCGTTGCGGGTCTGCCAACAGACGTAGACGGGATCGGCAAGCGCTTCTACGCTTTTGACCGTGCCGTCAGCAGACAGGATTTTGAAGTAGACCATAGCAGTCCTCCTTGCTGTTTATAAAAAGGTTGGTGTACAGTGCGCCCATGTTTTGAACGGTGTGCCATGCGTTGAATCGCGCGGCATAGCTGCGCCAGCTTTGCCACGTCGCATAGATGTCCGCGAAGGTCATTTTACCGCGCAGGTATTTCCTGTGTAGCTTTTTCATTTTCTGCCGCATCTTCGTGACGCTGCGCTTATAGATTTTCCGGACGACCTTGCCGGTTTTTGTGATGAAGAAACGCACCTTCAACCAAGAAAAGCCGTGGCTCAGCTTGACGATCTGCGTTTTCTTCTCATTCAGGGTAATGCCAAGCTCGGCGCATATCGCCCGGATATGTGCCACGCAGTTTTGAAGATAGGCTTTAGATGTGTGGATCAGGTAGCCGTCGTCCATGTACCGGCCATAGCCGCGCACCTGCAAAACCTCCTTGACATAGTGGTCAAG